CGGTTATTCTGGCTTCTCAGGTATATCTGGTTATTCTGGTAACAGCACCTCTGGTTATTCTGGATTTTCTGGTATTTCCGGTTACTCCGGATTTTCAGGCATTTCCGGTTATTCTGGCTTCTCAGGTATATCTGGTTATTCTGGATTTTCTGGCATATCTGGATTTTCTGGTATTTCCGGTTACTCTGGCTTCTCTGGATATTCTGGTGCTTCTGGCCCATCCACCACAATTAATGCAACTAATGATACCACGACAGCTTCTGATTTTTATCCCGTATTTGTTTCAGCCACCGGTTCGAATCAGACAGCCACAGCATCGTCAAGCAAACTTTATTTTAGGCCTTCTACGGGACAATTAAGTGCCACTGATTTCAATACACTTTCTGATTTAGCTTATAAAGAAAATATACAACCAATTAGCAATGCACTAAATAAAGTATTAGAACTGCGTGGTGTTTCTTATCGTATGAAAAGTTCTAAAAAGCAATCTTTGGGTGTTATTGCACAAGAAATTCAACATATATTGCCCGAAGTTGTTTCAGAAAATTCAAATGGTTCAAAAACAGTTTCTTATAACCACATTATTGCTGTACTAATTGAAGCTATTAAAGAACTTAAAGAAGAGATAGACCGATTTAAAAAATAAAATTTGGAGTTATTATGAAATATAGTGTGGTGATACCAACATATAATCACTGTGATGATTTTCTTAAACCATGTATCGAATCAATTTTAGAATACACTCATATGAAAGACATAGAATTAATTGTGTCAGCCAATGGGTGTACCGATAACACAAAAGAATACCTTGAAAGTCTAAAACTTAATACAGGTATTCACCTAAAAATAATTTGGTCCGATAGTGCACTTGGTTTTGCCAAAGCTGTTAATTTAGGTATTAAAGCCGCATCTTGTGATAAAATTATTCTTCTTAATAATGACACCAAACTTCTTCAACAAGAAAAAAACACCTGGTTAAATTTACTTGAAGCACCCTTTGAAAATGAAAAATGTGGTATTTCTTGTGTGGTAAAAGAATACTCTAAAGTAATGAATAAAGATTTTGCTGTTTTCTTTTGTGTAATGATTGACCGAAAAGTGTTTAATACCGTTGGTTATTTAAATGAAGAATATGAAATTGGTTCAGGCGAAGATATGGAATTTTCTATTCTTGCCGAAGCGGCTGGGTTTCAAGTTATACAAGTTTCTGATAAAATAAAACTTGATCGAAAATATTTTACTGGTTCTTTTCCCATATATCATTTTGGTGAAGGTACTGTACACGACGAATCTTTAGTGCCGAATTGGAGTTCTGTATTTTTAAAAAATGCTTTGAAGGTAGCTAAGAAACATAATGAAGAATGGAGAAAAGAAAAAAACATGAATCATCCTAAAATTGGTGTAATTACTCCCGTTTATAATGATACCGAACATTTATTTCATGCAATTAATTCGGTAGAAACTCAAAATTTAGGTAATGTTATACACTTTATCTATGATGACTGTTCAACCGATGGCCTTGTAAATTCGGTCGGAGATTATATGAAAGGCAACAAATCGATTGTCTATATGAAAGGCATTAAAAACAAAGGCCAAGCACATTCAAGAAATCAAGCAATCACTGCAGCTCTCGCCGAGGGTTGCAATTATTTAGCTTTTTTAGATTCAGATGACGTTTGGTTTCCAAATCATTTACAAAGAGCACTTGATGATTTAAGAACTAAAAATTGTGACATTGTTTATTCAACTCCACAATTTGTAACTGAAGATGGCCAAATTGTTTTTCCTTATAACATTCCAGTGCCACATGTTTTTATTGGCAAACAACTAAGACATAATAACTTTATTTGGGTTTCAAGTGTCGTTTGTAATGCTCGTTGTTTTCTTTATGAAAAATTTGATGATACATTAAACAGCGTTGAAGAATGGGATATGTGGATTAGATTAGATGCAAGAGGATATAAATTTTATAAAGATGATGAAATAACCACTCGTTATTTGGTTCGTGATGGGTCGCAAGCCTCAAAGGGTGGTGAAAAGATGCCATTGTTTTGGCAGAAACATCAACAGTTACCGCAACTTAAATTACATTTGGCTTGTGGCCACGATTATGATGAGGATTATATCAACATTGATTTATATGCTCCTGAAGATGCTAGATGTGATATTCGTTTTGATGTTCAAAAATTACCGTATGATGATAATACCATTGATGAAATCAAGGCCTTTCATATCATTGAACATTTTCACTTTTTTGAAATACAAGAAGTTCTCAAAGAATGGCATCGTGTGCTGAAGCCCGGCGGAAAATTATATCTTGAAACTCCGGATTTTTTAGAAACTTGTCGTTCTTTTGTTGAAGGTAGTCCGATACCAGGTTATGATATAGAACAATGGAGAATTTTGTTATACGGTCATTTTTTCGCTCATGCTTGGATTCCTGGGCAAATACATAAATTTTTATTTACTGAAACACAACTTAGAACAAACCTTGGATGGGCTGGGTTTAAAACTGTAAACCGTGTTCGGCCGGCGTCCAAGTATGTAATGAACGAAACACGTCATTTATTTTTAACAGTTGAGGCTTTTAAGTGAGTATATTGTGTTCTATTTCCACTAAAGGTAGATATGATACAACACTACCAATGGCTATACAATCGGTTATTACACAAACTCTTTTACCAAATAAATTTGTATTGTTTGATGATAATGATGAACCAAAAGATTTAAGAGATATACAACATTATCAATACCTTTTTAAAATTCTCGACGAAAAAAATATTCAATGGGAAGTAATTTTTGGACCTAAAAAAGGCCAACATCACAATCATCAAATAGCTAACAGTATGAATTATGAATGGGTTTGGAGGTTAGATGATGACACAGTGGCTGAATCAAATGTTCTAGAAAATTTAATGTCTTATACAAATTCAAAAGTTGGTGCAGTTGGTGGTTCAATATTAACACCACCATATATTAAAGGCCTTCAGTCAACCGGAAAAATTGAAAATATTGAAGAACAAAATATTCAATGGGATATGATAACAAACGTTAAAGAAGTTGACCATTTACATTGTTCTTTTATTTATCGTGCCGGTATTCAAGACTATAACCTTTCATTATCGAGAGCAGCATTTCGTGAAGAAACATTATTTACTTTTGGTTTAAAACAAAAAGGCTATAAATTACTTGTCGTACCAAATGCTATAACTTGGCATCTTAAAAATCAATCTGGTGGTGTAAGAACAAATACCAAAGAAATGTTCGACAATGATGATCGAATATTTAAAAACTTTTTGCAATTTAAAGATAAAACAATTGTAGTTCTTGATTGTGGTATGGGCGACCACATAGTATTTTCACATGTGCTTGATGACATACCAAATGCTGAAATATTTTCTTGCTATCCCGACATAGTGCCAGGTCGAAGTATTGCTGAAGCTATAGATTTATTTGGTGAAATAGATCAATTCAATGTTTACAGAAAAATGGATCAGTGGAATTGGAAAGATTCATTAGAAAATGCCTTTCGAAAGATGTATATTGTAAAATGATAATTATTTCTCCTTATTCAAAACCTCTTCGTAATGGACAAAATAATCCTAAAAATTACCCATATTGGAAAGAACTGATTTCATTAATTAAAGAACCAATTATACAAGTGGGAACTAATGAAGAAATTCAACTTGTAAAAGAGTTTCATAAAAATTTATCAATACCTGAGCTTCGAAACCTTATAAATTCATGTCGAACATGGATTTCAGTTGACAGTTTTTTTCAGCATTTAGCCTGGGATCAAGGTAAACCCGGCATTGTGCTTTGGGGGCAATCAGATCCGTTGATATTTGGTCATCCTGAAAACACAAATTTATTAAAAGATCGTTCTTATTTGCGAGAAAAACAATTTTGGTTGTGGGAACAATGTAACTATAGAAAGGAGGCCTTTGTCGAACCGGCAGAAGTTCTAAAGTATTTGTAAGATAAATACTTTATAAACAAGGATTTCTTATGGCCACTCCAACAACAAGAACACAATTTCGTGATTACTGCCTTAGACGGCTAGGATTTCCAGTCATTGATATTAATGTCGATGACGATCAAATTGATGATAGAATTGATGATGCATTGAGTTTTTTCTATGATTACCACTATGATGGAACAGAAAAACTTTTCATGAAGCATCAAATAACACAAACAGACATCGACCGCCGTTGGATTTATTGTCCCGATGCGGTGCTTTTTGTCACTGGCGTTCTTCGTTTTGATGATTCAAATTCTTCAATTAATATGTTTGACCTTAGATACCAATTAAGGCTACATGATTTATATGATTTCACTTCAGTTTCTTATGTTTCGTATGAAATTACCATGCAACATATTCAATCTTTAAACCTTCTTTTTTCTGGAACACCACAATTTCGTTTTAATCGTTTGCAAAACAAAGTATTTTTAGACATTGATTGGACAAGAGATGTTGAAGTTGGAGATTATGTAATTATTGAATGTTATCGTAAAATGGCACCAGAAACTGTTAGTCTTACAGGCACAGCCGCACTTACATCTGGTAACACAACGGTTACAGGAACTGGTACAAAATTTGACCAAGAAATTGTAGAAAATGATTTTGTAACATTTGGCTCCGAAACAATTCAAGTCAGTAAAATTATTTCGCCAACTAGCATAACACTAACTACTGCACCATCAGCAACAAATGCTGCAGCAACAATGACAGTTTCCGGCCTCACTGATGTTTGGGATACTCGTTTTTTAAAAGCTTATGCTACTGCTAAAATTAAAATGCAGTGGGGTTCTAATCTTAAAAAATTCGGTGGCATACAAATGCCTGGTGGAGTTACATTAAATGGCCAACAAATTTATGATGAAGCTATGGAAGAAATTAAATATCTTGAAGAGCAAATGTATAACTCAACAAGTATGCCTAGTGAAATTATGATAGGGTAATTTGTGCCTACTAACCTATATTTTAACCACTTTCCTAAAAATCAAATAACAAGTGAGCAACTTCTTGTTGAAGATTTGGTTATTGAAGCCATGCAGATTTATGGTATGGATGTTTATTACCTTCCAAGAACTGTAAGAGAGGGAAATGAAGTAGATTATATTTACGGTGAAGATACTCTTAAAGAATATAAGGTAGCACATCCATTAGAAATGTATCTTGAAAATGTAACAGGTATGGATGGCGAAGGTGATTTTATTTCAAAGTTTGGCCTTGAAATTCGTGATGAATTATCTTTATTGGTTTCTCGAAAACGTTTTAGATATGCAACAAGAAATAGCCAATTAATAAGGCCAAGAGAGGGTGACTTAGTTTATGTTCCTCTCATGAAAAATTTTTTTGAAATTACTTTTGTTGAAAATGAAAATGACCAAGCCATGTTTTATACTCTTGGTCGCGGTCGTGGTGGTAATGTATATGTTTATGCTATGAAATTAAAACAATTTGTATTTTCAAATGAAATTATTGAAACTGGTATTGCTGAAGTTGATGAACAAATTCGTGATAATTATTTTCGAACCAAAATTACATTGACAACTGGTTCTGGCTATTATTCAAATGGTGAAATTGTTTATCAAGGCACCAGTCTTGCAAATGCTAATGCACAAGCTATCATTGAAAGTTTCGATTTGGTTAATGCAAGCAAATACATTCAAATTATTCGTGTACAAGGTAATTTCACCACTGCAAACGTAATTGGTGTAACAAGTGGCGCATCTTGGATGGCCAATGTTGTTTCCGATACTGCTACAATGGATAATGCTTTTGAAGACATTGTTGATAATAATCGTATTGAAGGTGAAGCTGATGCAATACTTGATTGGACAGAAACTAACCCATTTGGTGAATCATAATGTTAGGTAACGACTTTTTTAGTCACCGCACCATACGAAAAGTTGTTGTAGCCTTTGGCACAATGTTTAATGATCTAATTGTAACTAGAATCACACATTCTGGCGCTCAAAAAGAACATTTTAAGGTTCCATTGTCATATGGTGCAAAAGAAAAATACTTGACACTGATTATTTCGGATCCAACATTGACAAAATCAATTGCTGTAACAGTGCCCAGAATTTCATTTAACCTTGACAGTTTATCTTATGATCCAACTCGTAAACAAATGTCAACGATACGGAACTTCTCCGCTAATACATCAACAGCAACTAAAACACAATTTGCTCCAGTTCCATATAACTTTGAGTTTTCATTGTCAATATATGTAAGAAATACAGAAGATGGCACACAAATACTTGAACAAATACTTCCATTTTTTACACCAGATTTTACAGTTACGGTAGATTTTATTCCTTCAATGGATCAAAAATATGATTTACCTATTATACTTAATTCTGTAACATCAACAGTTGACTATGAAGGTGACATGTCCACCACACGTTTGATTATGTGGGATTTATCATTTACTGTAAAAGGTTATGTTTGGCCACCAATTAAATCTGGCGAAATTATACGTCAAGCTAATACAAACATTTATTATCAACCACAAAGTTTAGATGGTCAAGTTGTTTTTGTTGATTATGCCAATGGTACAGGACAATATTTACAATCAGAAACTATTCGTGTGGATGATCGATTAGTAAGTGGCCGCGTTCTTTATTTTAGTAACAGTAATACTGGGATATTAATTGCTACAAGTTTAAATAAATTGCTTGAGGTTGGAGATGTAGTCATCGGTGATATAAGTAATGCATCATTTACAATATCAACTGTAGAAAATACAGCACTTAAACAAACAGCAATAGTTACCACTCCAAACCCATCAAATGCTTTACCCGATGATGAATTTGGATTCAATGAAACAATCATCAACTGGCCTAATACGGTATGAAAAAAATAAATGAAAAATTATCGGAGCTGTTTGAAGTTGAACCAATAATAATAGAACAACCTAAAGTTGAAACAGTTACTGTTTCTGAAACTAACCCTGTTGATTCCGATGCAGAATTTGCTCGTAAAAATATTCGTGATTTATTACAAAAAGGCGGTTATGCAATTGATGAATTATTAATGGTTGCAAAACACTCTGAATCACCGAGAGCCTATGAAGTAGCAGCAAATTTAATTAAGAATTTATCTGATCTAAATAAAGACCTGTTAGAGATTCAAAAACGCAAAAAAGATTTAGTTGCCGATAAAACGGGTTCAAAAGATGTCAATATTGATAAGGCTGTTTTTGTCGGCTCAACCGCAGAATTAATGAAACTTTTAAAAACAAATAAGGCATAAAATGGAAAAATTAATTGAACAATTGAAAGTTATTTTGGGTACAAATTTTGCACTATATTACAAAGCACACAGCTACCATTGGAATGTAGAAGGGCCTGATTTTCCTCAATACCACAAATTTTTGAAAAAACTTTATTCAGCAATTTTTGAAAATGTTGATAATATTGCCGAACAAATACGTGCTCTTGATTCTTATGCACCAGCTAGTTTATCAAGAATATTAGAACTTTCAGATATTAGTGAGACTGATATAATACCAAGTCCTTTGATTATGATGGCTAATTTAAAAAATGAAAATGATCGTTTTATGATACATGTTCGTGCTGGAATTGTAGCTGCTAATGAAGCTGATGAGCCCGGAATTTCAAATTTTCTCCAAGACATTTTAAATCAACATCAAAAACATTCTTGGATGCTTCGTAGTATTATTAAATAATGTCTGATAGCTACCTTGGCAACTCTAGTCTTAAAAAAATTGGTATTTCTATACCATTTACAGAAGAAAATGTATTAGAATATAAAAAATGTTCCGAAGAACCAATTTATTTTATAGATAATTATTGTCATATAGTTACACTCGACCACGGTATTCAAAAATTCAAACTTTTTGATTGTCAAAAAGAAAAAATTAATTTAATACACAAAGAACGCCGTGTCATTATTATGGAATCTCGGCAAGCAGGCAAAACAACTACAGCGGCGGCATATATTCTTTGGTATACACTATTTCAAGCTGACAAAAATGTTGCAATTTTGGCCAACAAAGACAAAACAGCTCGCGAGATTCTTTCTCGTTATCAATTAATGTATGAACATTTACCATTATGGATGCAACAGGGTGTTAAAACATGGAATAAAGGTGATATTGAATTAGAAAATAATTCAAAAGTATTTACTGCTGCGACAACTACAGCCGGTATTCGTTCTAAGTCGGTTAATCTTTTATATATCGACGAAGCTGCAATTATTCCAAACAATATTGCTGATGCATTTTTTACATCAGTTTATCCGGTTGTTTCAGCTGGTCAAACAACTAAAATTCTCATCACTTCAACGCCACTTGGATATAATCATTTTTGGAAATTTTGGAATGATGCTGAACATGGTCGTAATGGTTTTGTGCCTCTTTTTATTCCTTATTGGAAAATTCCAGGCCGTGATGAAAGATGGGCTGAAGAACAACGCCGTGTTCTTGGCGATGTCAAATATAATCAAGAAGTTTTATGTAAATTTTTAGGTTCGGCACTGACACTTATTCGCTCTGATATAATTGAACAAATGTCATATATTGAACCAATTTATCAAAAAGAAGGCCTTGATTTGTATGAAATGCCAGAAAAAAATCATAGCTATGTCATTGTAGCTGATACAGCAAAAGGCGTTGGTGGTGATTATTCAGCATTTGTTATTGTTGACATTACAGAAGTGCCATATAGAGTTGTTGGCAAATATCGTGATAATAATATAGCGCCCATGCTATACCCATCAGTTATCTATCGTATTGCTAGTGATTTTAATTCAGCACATGTACTAATAGAAATAAACACATCTGAACAAGTAGCACATATTTTATATCAAGAATATGAATATGAAAATATATTATTTGTGCAAAGAGATAGTAAGGGCCAAAGAGTTTCTGGTGGTTTCGCTGGCGCAGGAAAAACACAATTAGGCGTTTCAACCGACAAAAAAGTAAAAAGAATTGGATGTTTTAATTTTAAATCATTACTTGAAGAAAAAAAACTTCTTGTTTTTGATGCTGATGTAATTTCCGAATTATCTACATTTATTGAATCGAAAGGGTCATATGAAGCCGATGTTGGCTATCATGATGATTTGGTAATGCCTTTAGTTTTGTTTGGATGGCTTACAACGAATTCTTATTTTAGAGAAATTACCGATGTTAATCTTCGCAAAGCCGTTTATGAACAAAGAATTAAACAAATTGAAGAAGACATGCTGCCTGTGGGTTTTATCAATGATGGTCAACAAGAAGAGGTAACTATTGATTCGGGGGATGTTTGGGGTAACTATAATTTTGAAGAAAGAAATACGCCACCTCCTGGATATCTTTCTTCTAAATTGTAAAAATACTAAATAGAGTATTGATAAAAAAAACTGATTGTACTTATAACTAAAGGAGAAATCCATGGCGTTTCAGCTTTCACCTGGCGTAAATGTATCAGAAATTGATCTGACTACAATTGTGCCCTCAGTCGCCACATCAGTTGGCGCCTTTGCCGGAATTTTTGCCTGGGGACCAGTTAATGAAGTCATTACAATTTCCGACGAAGTTCGTTTGGTTGATGAATTCGGAAAACCAGATGGCAACAATTATGAATACTGGTTTTCAGCTGCTAATTTTTTAGCATACTCAAACAATCTTCGTGTCATTCGTGCAGCAAATTTAGCTACAACAAATACAGCTACAAGTGCAAACTCGGGTCTTTTAATTGAAAATGAAGATGATTACTTAGATAATCACAGTTCTGGTGCAAACACTTATGGTCGTTTTGCAGCTAAATACCCCGGTGATTTGGGTAATTCAATTCGTGTAGAAGTTGCAGATTCAAACACATATTCTGGTTGGACATACGCAAATAATTTTACATCTACACCAAATACTTCTGTATCTGTTTCAAATCGTGGTGGTGCAAATGATGAATTGCATATCATTGTTCTTGATGTTAATGGTAAATTTACTGGAACAAATAATACAATTCTTGAAAAATTTCCTTTTGTTTCTAAAGCCAGTGATGCTAAAAGTTTTGATGGTTCTAGTAACTTCTATAAAGATGTTCTTAATCAAAGGTCTAGATACATTTATTGGATGTCACACCCAGACAGTACAAATTGGGGCACCGTAAACTCTAGCTATACATTACTTGCAACAAGAATCACCTCGACCCTTGCAAATGGCGCCAACGGTTCAGTAACAGCTGGTGATATTCAAACAGCATTTAATAAAGTAGCCAACCCCGATTCAGAAGACGTTTCATTAATTATTACAGGCCCAGCAACTGCAGCTACAATTACAAATGCTATTTCAATTGCTGAAACTCGTAAAGATTGTGTTGTGTTTTGCTCACCAGAGAAAGCTGATGTTGTTGATAATTCTGGTTCTGAACAAAATGATGTAACAGCATTCCGTGATACAATTACATCTTCTTCATACGCAGTAATGGATTCTGGTTGGAAATATCAATATGACAAATACAATGATGTTTATCGTTGGATACCACTAAATGCTGATACTGCCGGACTCTGTGCTCGAACAGATCAAGAACGTGATCCATGGTTTTCACCAGCAGGTACAAATCGCGGCGTAATTAAGAACGTTATTAAATTGGCTTGGAATCCCACTAAAGCTAATCGTGATGTTCTTTATAATCGTGGTATTAATCCAGTTGTTACATTTCAAGGCGAGGGCACAGTTCTTTTTGGCGACAAAACACTTTTAAGCCGCCCATCAGCATTTGATCGCATTAATGTTCGACGCTTATTCATTTCACTTGAAAAATCAATAGCACGTGCAGCTCGCACTTCACTGTTTGAATTTAATGATACATTTACGAGATCACAATTTGTAAATCTGGTTGAGCCTTATCTTCGTGATGTACAAGGTCGCCGCGGTATTACTGACTTCCGTGTTGTGTGTGATGAAACAAATAACACTGTTGAAGTTATTGATCGCAATGAATTTGTTGGCGATATTTTTATCAAACCAGCTCGTTCAATTAACTTTATTCAATTGAATTTTGTTGCTGTAAGAAGTGGTGTAGCTTTTGAAGAAATTGTTGGTCGTGCAGTCTAAATAGGGAAAAATAGGAGAAAATAACATGGCATTTTCAGTAGCTCAATTTAGATCCCAAATGACTGGTGACGGTGCTCGTCCCAATTTATTTGAGGTTTCTATGCCGTTTCCTACCTTTTCTGCACCGGGAAACGCACAAACAAAATTAACATTTATGTGTAAAACTGCACAACTTCCCGGTTCAACCGTTGGAGTTGTGCCTGTTCAATATTTTGGCCGCGAATTGAAATTTGCTGGTAACAGAACTTTTGCAGATTGGACAATTACAGTCATTAATGATGAAGACTTTATTGTAAGAAATGCGTTTGAACGTTGGATGAATGGCCTTAACACACATCGTACCAATCTTCGTAATGCTACAGCCTTAGCTCCCTCTAGTTATACTCAAGATGCAGAAGTTTATCAATATGGCAAAATTGGCAATCGGATTAAAACTTATAAATTTATTGGCATGTTTCCAAATGATATTACGCCAATTGATGTTGATTGGGGTTCGAATGATACTATTGAAGAGTTTTCGGTAACTCTTGCTTATCAATGGTGGGAAGCGGTACCTACTGGCGTATTTTAAAGTGGTGGGCTTTGGCCCATTTACTTCTTTAGAATGAGAAACCAATGGCAATAAACCTTTTTGGGTTTACTATAGGTAGAAAAGACGTTGCTCAGGAAGAGAAACCAGAGCAACGTTCTTTTGCACTTCCTATGCCGGCACTTGACGATGGTGCCATTACAATTACACAAAATGCTTATTACGGCACATATGTTGACCTAGAAGGTTCTGTTCGAAATGAGCTAGAACTGATTACACGCTATCGTGAAATGGCAAATCACCCTGAACTTGAAGCCGCTATTGATGATATTGTCAATGAAGCTATTACACATGATGAAACTGGTGATGTTGTCACTATTAATTTGGATAAACTTAAACAACCAGAAACAATTAAGAAAAAAATTATTGAAGAATTTAATAATGTTCAACGTCTTCTTAATTTTGAAAATTTAGCTGATGATTTATTTAAACGTTGGTATATTGATGGAAGAATTTATTTTCATATTGTAGTTAACGAAAAAAATCCCAAAGAAGGTATACAAGAACTTCGTTATATTGATCCAAGAAAAATAAGAAAAGTTCGTGAAGTTGTAAAAGAAAAAGATGCCAAATCTGGTGCTATGGTTATTAAATCTTTAGCGGAATATTATGTTTACAGTGATCGTGGCAGTACGACACAAACTTACACTGCTGGTATAAATGCCGGTGTTCGTATTGCTGCTGATTCTGTTATTAATGTAAATTCTGGTCTTATGGATGCTAAAAATACTTTTGTGATTTCATATATTCATAAGGCCATTAAGCCACTTAATCAATTACGAATGATTGAAGATGCAGTAGTGATTTATCGTTTATCTAGAGCACCAGAACGCCGTGTTTTTTATATTGATGTTGGTAATTTGCCAAAAGGTAAAGCTGAACAATACCTTCGTGACATCATGATTAAATATCGTAATAAAATGGTTTATGATGCAAACACTGGTGAACTTCGTGACGATCGTAAACACATGTCAATGCTTGAAGATTTTTGGCTTCCTCGCCGTGAAGGTGGTAAAGGTACAGAAATTACTACACTGCCCGCTGGTCAAAACTTAGGTCAAATTGAAGATGTAGATTATTTTCGCAAAAAACTTTTACAATCTTTAAATGTTCCATATTCCCGAATGGATCAACAAGGTGGTGGTGGTCTTGCATCTCTTGGACGATCAGCTGAAATCACCCGTGATGAATTGAAGTTTGCTAAATTTGTTAATCGCCTTCGAAATAAATTTTCACAAATATTTGATAATGCTTTAAAAATACAACTTTCACTTAAAGGTATTTGTAGTTTAGAAGAGTGGGATGAATTTAAAGAAAGCATTTATTATGATTATAAAAAAGATAATAATTTTACTGAACTTCGTGAAGCAGAATTAATGCGTGAAAGAGTTTCAACACTTCAACTTTTAGATCCTTATATTGGTAAATATTTTTCTCAAACATGGGTTAAAAAAAATGTTCTTCGCATGTCTGATGAAGAAATTGAAGAGATGGCTAAAGAAATGGAAGAAGACGGTTCAACTGATATGTTAGCACAGGCTCAACAACCCGAAGGTGGCGATCAAGTTGAACCAGTAGATAACACTGTTGATCGCACGGCTACTGAATCGCCAACACCACAACTTGATGCTGAAGTTGAGAAATATTCAATGGGTATAAATAGATAATTAATAAAGGTGTAATATGACAACAAGACAATTTATAGATCAACTTGCTGCTGGCGAAAGCGCTTTAGCAAAAGAAACTCTTGAAAATATCATTTCAAGTAAGGCTTTTGAAGCGCTTGATGCCTATAAAAAAGAAATAGCTGTAGGCATTTTTGGTGGGCAATCAGATGAAACCGAAGAAGAAGTTGAAGAACAAGAGATTGAATGAAAAGTTTAACTGAATTTAGGCAAGAACCCCTAACGGAAGAAAAATCAAATTATTCAAAGTTTGATATTTTAATTCGTGCTGGTTTAGCTAATAAAGCACAGTTACAAAGAATACATAACATTCTTGATAAAATGCAAGAGGATAAACCATCTTTTAACAACGCCGATAAAATGATTATACAAAATCTTTTTAATAAAATGGCGGATTTGCTTACTTCAAATAAGCAAATTTTTTCGCAAGCACGCCGTTCGGTTAATGAGGGTGTAATTGATACCTCCGATTATAAAGTTTCACCAACAACTGGTAAAAAATATAAAGCTCATCGAATTAATATTTCAAAAACTGGTGAAGAAGAAAATCTCAAAGAAGAATTAACTAAGTTTGACCCACCTTTTGTTCTTGTATTGAAGCGAAAAGCCATTCGTCTTTATCCTGGCTCTACAAGAATTGCATTATATTACAGTGATAAATTAAATAAGTATTTTTCTGTACCTTATTCTACCGAAGAAAATCAAAGAGGTGTTGTACAAGCTGAAGATACAATTATGTCGGTATTAGAATTTGTCAGAGAAAATAAACAACCTCAGACGATTTCATATGGTGAAAATCAAGACATTATAATTGAATATCGAGTAGCTAATGCAATATTAAAAGTGTATGCCTCGCTGAATGAAGAAAACAAACTAAAAATTTCTGAGATGATTGAAAAAGGACCTGAGCAATTTAATAAAGTTGCTAGTTTTGCTTTATCAAAAATCATATGAATTTTATAGACAAATTAATTGAAAATGATTTAAAAGGTGCTAGAGCACTATTGTTTTATCGCCTCGATGAAATTGCCAAAGAATATTTAAAAAGTTACAAAGAAATTTTAATTGCTGATCGCTTTGAAGTATTAGAAGAGGCCGTTCGTAGAAATCCAAACATTGTTCGCATGGGTCGTATACAAAAAATTCGCCGTAGAATACGAAGAAATGCCAAAGGCAAAATAGTATTACAAAAAAATGTAAAACGTTCTGGTGTTAAAGGATATCGATTATCGGGTAGTACATTAAAAAGAATACCTGCTGCTCAAAGATTACAGAAAGCAAGAAAACTTAGACAATCATGGAAAACAACAAGAAGAGCTCAATTACGAAGAACATTGATGAAAAGAAAAATGTCTTTGCGTAGACGAGCAGCAATAGGACTAAGATAAAATGGCATTTGAAATAACCAACACACAAAGATCCGCATCAATTATTAGAGTCGTTAATTCTGGCACTGAAACTGTACAGTTAGCTAATTTAGCGTTTAATGCTAATGAAACTGTTTCTTCAGCTAGTATACGAAGGCTGACTTGGTCTACAAACGGCAGTATTCAAATTGTAAGAAATTCTGTGCCAATATTGATGTTGCACAATGCGGGAACAATGATGCTTGATGAACTCAATCATTCAATTGCAAATAATGATACATCAAGTATCGTAATTACAATTAATACTGGTGGATCAATTGTTATGGAAGTCACAAAAGTGGCATCTTATGCTAACGTACTAACGGAAATGTAAAATGAAACTAATTAGAGAAACAATTGAAAACGTTAAATGTCTTAGTGAAACTACAGAGAACGGTAAAAAACGTCTGTATATTGAAGGTACATTTTTAGTTGGCGATAAAGTAAATCGTAACAATCGTATGTACAAAATGGATACACTTCGCCGCGAAGTTGGCCGTTATAATGAAGAATACATTAAAACAAATCGTGCTCTTGGTGAATTAGGTCATCCAGATACTCCGTCTTTAAATTTAGAACGAGTATCACACAAAATTTTATCTCTTGCAGAGGATGGCAATACATTTTATGGTAGAGCTTTGATCCTTGAAACTCCTTATGGCCAAATTGTTAAAAACTTTATTGAAAATGATGTCAGTATTGGTGTTTCTTCAAGAGCTTTAGGTTCAGTTGTTCAAACAAAAGAAGGCTATAATTTAGTACAAGATGATTTAAAATTAGCTACAGCTGCTGACATTGTTGCTGACCCATCTGCACCTGGTGCCTTTGTTCAAGGCATTATGGAAAATAAAGAGTGGATGTTTATTGATGGTAAATTTGTTGAAGCTAATTTTGATTATTCTAAAAAACAAATTAAACAAGCATCTTCCAAGCAAATAGAAGAAGTTGCTTTAAAATTATTTGAAAATTACCTACGAAAACTTTAAAATTTATAAATAGAAAATCATAAGGAGATTCCTAATGGCATCAAGTAAATTAATGGAAGCAGCTGCTGATATTCTTGCCGGAAGCAAGTCTAAAGCCACTGCTATGCCACCAGAAAAACTACCAGGCGAAATGGAAGACCTGGGTGGTCCCACGCCACAAAATTTTAAATCAACAGATGATTCGACGAAAATTTATGCCTCTGCAAAAGCGCCGGATAATTCTGCTAAAAATAAAGCTAGCATTTCTACAAAACCATCTGATGCTTCAGCAGACACTCAACTCCGCATGAATAAAGAAGATTCTGAAGAAGATAATGAAGAAATGCTTGATGAAAAATCATACATGAATATGATGAAGAAAAAAATGAAAGAAGATGTCGATGCACTTTTTGCCGATGATTCAACAATTTCTGAAGAGTTTAAAGAAAAAGCAGCTATAATTTTTGAAGCTCGTGTTTTTGATCGTGTCGCACAAATTCAAGAAGAACTTGAAATCGAATATGCATCAGTTCTTGAAGAAGCCGTTGAAGAAATTAAAAATGACTTGACCGAGAAGGTCGATGATTATCTTTCTTATGTTGTTGAACAATGGATCGAGCAAAATGAAATTGCTGTTGAATCGGGCCTCCGCGCTGAACTTACCGAAGAATTTATCGCTGGTCTGCGTAATTTATTTGCTGAACATTACATTGATGTTCCTACGGAAAAAGTTGACCTCGTTGATGAGCTTGCAAGTAAAGTTGAAGAACTTGAAGGCAAACTTAACGAAGAAATTGAACATGGTATTGAATTGAAAAAAGCTTTAATTGAGTCTTATAAACAAGAAGTTACCCATGCTGTTTGCGAGGGTCTCACCGCTACTCAAGTTGAAAAAATTAAATCACTCGCAGAGAGTGTAGAGTTTTCCACAGAGGAAGAATACAAAGAAAAACTTGAAACAATTCGTGAGAACTACTTTCCGTCTGGCGTTAAAAAAGCCAATGTTGCACAACTGCATGAACAAGTAGAAGATGCCGACGAAAAGAAGGCCATAATTACTGACCCATTCGTTGCTGCAGTCTCACAAGCTATTTCAAAAACTAAGTTACAATAATAATAAAATCAAGGAGATTTTCTAATGTATCTTTCCGAACAACTTCAAACTAAATGGGCAGGTGTACTGGATCATCCAGACCTGCCTGCAATTAAAGATCCGTATCGTAAGGCTGTTACTGCTGTTATTCTTGAAAATCAAGCTCAAGAAATGCAAAAGGCTGCAGGTATGCTTCACGAAGCTGTACCAACAATGTCGGCATCTGCTGGCCTTGGTGCTGGTGGCGCAACCGGTTTTTCAGCAGGCGCTGCTGCTACAGGCCCAGTTGCTGGTTTCGACCCAATTCTTATTTCGTTGGTTCGTCGTTCGCTTCCAAATTTGATTGCCTATGACATTTGCGGTGTTCAACCAATGACTGGTCCCACTGGTCTTATTTTTGCAATGCGCTCACGTTATAGCACACAAACAAGTGGTACAGAAGCTTTCTACGATGAGGCTAACACTGGTTTCTCTGGTCTTGGCACTGCACAAACAACCCTTGCTATCGGTTCCGCAGCTGCTAACACTTTTGTTGCTAACGGTGCAGGTGTTGCTGCTATGTCAACAGCTCGTGCTGAAGCTCTTGGTGACGGTTCTAACACTTTCCAAGAAATGGCATTCAGTATCGAGAAAGTTACTGTTACTGCTAAAACTCGCGCTCTCAAGGCAGAATACTCAATCGAACTTGCACAGGATCTTAAAGCAGTTCATGGTCTTGACGCAGAAACAGAATTGAGCAACATTCTTTCTTCAGAGATTCTTGCTGAAATCAACCGTGAAGTTATCCGTACAGTTTATGCTGTTGCTAAGACTGGTGCTCAAGTTGGTACCACAACTGCTGGCACATTCAACCTCGACACAGATTCTAACGGCCGCTGGATGGTTGAAAAAGTTAAGGGTCTTGCCTTTCAAATCGAACGCGAAGCAAATACTATTGCTAAGCAAACTCGTCGCGGTAAGGGTAACATCATGATTTGTTCTTCAGATGTTGCTTCTGCTCTTGCCATGGCTGGTATTCTTGATTATAACTCAGCACTTCAGTCGCAAGTTAATTTAACAGTCGATGATACCGGCAATACTTTTGCAGGTACATTGTTTGGTCGTATCAAAGTTTACATCGATCCATATTTCCCAGCAGGTTCTACTTCAGAATTCGCAGTTGTTGGTTATAAGGGTTCGAACGCTTATGATGCAGGTATTTTCTACTGCCCATACGTTCCTCTCCAAATGGTTCGTGCTGTAGATACTGGTACATTCCAGCCAAAGATTGGTTTCAAAACTCGTTACGGTCTTGTTGCTAATCCATTTGCTGAAGGTACGACACAAGGCTCCGGTACTCTTACCAACCTTGCGAATGTGTACTACCGTGCGTTTAAAATTTCGAACCTCATGTAAACCCCACTAAGAGGGTTCTTAAAGAGGGACAGAAATGTCCCTCTTTTTTTATGGATAAATATTAACATGACCGCATTTACTAGAAATCCAACCAATCCTAATTTTCTTCAGCCCAATAAGTTTATATTAAACTTTACACGGGCACCGGCACTTCGTTATTTTTGTCAAACAGTTACAGTACCCGGCATAGCAACAACAGAAATACCACAAACAAATCCATTTGTAGAAATCTATGTACCTGGTGAAAAAGCAGTTTATGATGTTTTAAATATTACATTTATGGTTGACGAAAATTTAGAATCATGGCGCGAAATACATGATTGGATTCGTGCGATGACTTTTCCATATTCTTATGCTGAGTATCGTTCATTGGCAAATTTAAATCCTTATAATCAAAAAGGCCAGCCTCAATACTCAGATGCTACACTTACACTTCTTTCTTCGGCAAATAATCCAATACTTGATTTTAAATTTTATGATGTGTTTCCCATTTCTATTGGCTCTTTTGTCATGTCTTCTACAGATAGCCCAGATAGTATTATTACCTCAGACGCAACATTTCGGTATACTTTATACGATTTAGTTGTACCAGGATAATTTTTATGATATAATCTCCGTATAGGAGGATTTGAAATGAGTAAACTTGATGATTTATTGGCTATGTGGGCAAAAGATACTGAGATTGATCGCACCGAACCAGGTAAAGCTCTTTTAGATATTCCCAAGCTTCATAGCAAATATCTTAACATACTTTCAAATCATCGTCTACTGATTCGAGACTGTGAATTTAAATATAACCGAATGAAAAAAATCAAGTGGGAATATTACACCGGTAAATTAGATGAAAATGATTTAAAGAAACATGGATGGGAACCATTTCCCTTTGTACTCAAGTCCGACATCACTACATATATGGAAGCCGATGAAGATATGAATCGTTATTTGGCTCAAAAAAGGTTACATGAAGAAATTGTTGAAGTTTGTAATTCTATACTGAAAGAATTGCACTCTCGCACATATCAGTTAAGAGGTTTTATAGAATATGAAAAGTTTATAAACGGAATATAAACAATTAAATGAGTGATATAACATTACATGTATTAAATGAGGCTTACATAAAAGTTGAATGTGAAAGGCACTATGCTCAAGAATTAAACGAATACTTTTCTTTTCGAGTTCCAGGGTATCAATTCACGCCGGCTTATAAAAATAAAATTTGGGACGGTTACATAAAACTTTTTTCGTTAAAAGACAATACCATCTATCGAGGCCTTTTACCTTATATTGAAAAGTTTGCCAAAGAAAGAAATTATGAGGTAAATATTCATGATAATTTAAATGTCACCGATGAATTGTCATTAAAAGAAACTACTGAATTTATACAGTTACTTAATTTGCCATTAGAGCCTCGTGATTATCAAATAAAGTCTTTTGTACATGCTATAAGAAATCGGCGTATGTTGCTTGTTTCTCCTACGGCTTCTGGTAAATCACTTATCATTTATCTAATTGTACGGTATTTTCAGAAGATAAATTTAAAACGTGGTCTTTTAATTGTACCAAACATTTCTCTCGTGGCACAAATGTATAAAGATTTTGAATCGTACGGTTATGATTCACTAGAGAATTGCCATACCATACACCAAGGGCGTGATAAAGAGGCTAAAAAGTTTCTGTT